CGAACTCCGGGACGCCATCTTCGAAGTCGATATTGAACGTAACGCGGCTCCAGTCGTACGGGTTTATAAATTCAAGAGTAGCGGTTCCGCCTATAGGCGACAAAATCACTAAATCCCAGGATTTCAAAACTAATCCCTCGGGGACCTCCGCCCCATGATCACGCGCCCACTGTGCGGCCAGCTCCAGCGTTTCGAATCGCTTGTTTAGGTTCGCTTGGTACTTGGCAAAAGATTCAAGCTCCTCGCACCCTTCCTCTACCTTGCTCATGACAAAACCTCCCATCAAACCTGCAGCGCCAATCGGTGCGAAATCAATCGGGACACCATAGCCCGCCACTCTTCATCCGTTAGCGCTCGGTTATCCTGAAGCAGGTCCAGCGCCACACCCTCAAGCTCCGATACGTTTACGGTTTTAGAGATCACTTCGCCACCTCCCCGATCCCGCGCAACACGAGCCGGCGCGCGAAGTCGTTGTCCTTGAGCGCAAAGCCCAGCTCTTTCTCGGCGCGCCGCTTGGCGCCCACGAATTCGACCAGGTTCTTACCGGACAGGACGATCCGGATGTCTTTTCGGGCGGTTGTCATTTCGAACTCCTGTCAGTTAAACAACAAACACAACATAACCCACGATCAGACACGATGCAACAAAAAAGCCCGCACGGGGCGGGCGGGAGTGGTTGCTATTCTGGCAATTTGTCACTTTTGGCAAAGTTTTCATGCGCCCATAGCGGCTGCAAGTTTGTGTAGTGGCAGAGCCTGATAACATCGTCCTCCGTTTTTGCGGTAGCCAAAGGCACTATGTGGTCTATATGCCACTCGCTACGGTTATCCCATCTCATCCCTGGCTTGAATTGAGACTCAAGATGCTGGCATAGATGCTCAAACGAGCATCCAACAATGTCGTAAGTCCTTGACTTCTTCGTGTACCCCTTCTGCCTGAAAGCTCCAAGTATTCTTGCTCGACACCTGACCTCGACTGCAAAAACCGGGTCTTCCCTGTACCGCTTTACCCTGTAAGCCCCAATCTTTCGAATCAGTTCGCTTTTGTTTTGGTAGTAGTAACGGCGCTTTTCCGCTCGGTGCTTTTCTATATTCGCCCGGTACCTCCGCTTCCTTCTATCGCTAATCTTGACTCTGTTTTCATGAGAATATTGGCGCTGAGCACTAAGTATCTTTTCCCTGTTTCTTTGGTACCTGTCAGACCTGATTTTCTTTCGACACGACTTGCAGTGAGTGTCTAGGCCTTCCTTTGTCTTGGTGGAAGGGTCAAAGTTAGATTCTGAACTTACGCCCTCACAAGTTGCGCACTTTCTCATCCCTGGAGGTGGGGAGTTTCGAGCTGCCTGCACTTTTCTTCGCTTTGCCGCCCTCTTTCTTTCTATCCTTTTTGCCTCAAGCGCTCGCTTTCTGGCTTGGTCGCTAACGCTATTGCTTGGCTCTCTATCTGACAAGCACTGGCAACACTGTCCAGTGCTAACCAGTCGCTCGCCAACATGGCCCTTTGGGCATGGGAGCACTCCGTTAAATCTTGTCATGCCAAGGTTCTTTGCAGTCTTTCTGCGGTATGAGTTGCGCCTTTTAGCTCTACTATACTCATCGCTCGGCCTGTTTTTCAGGCTTCTCAGCTCAAGGCATTTAGTGCATTGCTGGGTCGATACCAACTTCGGCGACAAGTGCCCGTGCTTGCATGGCAGTACCGGCAAAAACGTCTTTTGGCCCTTCTTTCTGGCCTCGGCCAATCTCGACCTTTGCTCACGCTTAGAGTCTATATTTGGGCTGCTATCTTTTTTCCTGCGGTAATACGACTCGCTGGCAGCGGCTTTTGCGCAATCTCGACATCTTGATGATGGCCTTCTTTCGCCATCCCTGCCTTTAATTTGATGAAATTCTGTGATCGGCTTTCTTTCGCCGCACTTGCTGCAGTTCTTCATCCTATCGCCCCATAGGTTTGCGCCTGTTGGTAAGACTGCACCAGCGCTTCAGGCGTAAAGCGTTGTCCCCCGTCGGGTGAGGTGCAATGTGTAGTATAGCAGAAAGTTAGCCGGTATACTGCTCCCGAATCTCTTTGACGAACTTCGGATTTAGTGGCTCTCCGTTTTCATTTACCGCTACGGACGCCTGACTACATTTGCAATTAATTTGCTCCCCGCCTTGCGAATAAAACTCTCTAACCTCTTCTTGTGAATACAAAAGCCCATGTCTTGAGGCATGCCACGGCCTCGTGGTCTCGCTTCTCGCGCTGTACCACAACAGCTTAGTCCTAATCCCAAGCCTACGGTTGGCATCAGCGTCTTCATCCATCCGAGCGCGCCTGTACGCGCCGGTGATTTCGGTTCTCGATATCCTATTGGCCCTTGACTGCGAAACCCCGAACCGCTGCCGGACATCCTCGGCCACCTCGCGCGGGTTCAGCCCGTTCTCCACCCCCACCCGAAGCACCCGAGCCAGGTCGTTCGCCGTGTCACCCTCGAACGCTTCCATTTGCTCGAAGACCCGGCTTTCGATCATGGCGATACGGGTCAGCCAGGAATCCGACCGCAACACCTCCGCCAGCGTCCGGTTGTACTGCTCTCCGGCGATGTTTTGCAGGTTGATGACCTGCTGCCCGGTGCCCTGCGTGTACGCTTCCCGGACGTAACCGAGCCAGCGGCGCTTAGTCGGCCCGCTCCCTAGCCGCTGCACCAACTCCGCCACAATGGCGTTCAGTCGCTCGATGCTGATCTGGTACACGTAGCGGTTAACGTGCAGGCGTCCGACGTTGGCGGCGATCTCCTGGCGCGGGATCTGATCAAACTGTTGCAACAACCACGCCTGAATCGGCTTGGTGTGCGCCGCCCAATCACGACGGGCCTTGCGGATTCTCGCCGTCTGCCCGACCGGGTTGGATGGGTGCTTTGGCTTGGCGGGATTACCGGCCATGATCGCCCCGCCACACGTTCACGACCATTCGCTTGATGTTACCTGCCACCTCTTCGGGCTCTTCGTCACCGTCCGGGTCCTGGGCATCATCATCCGCCAGAGGCTCATACCCCATGGCTTCCCGGATCTCGTCAGCCGTGAATACCTCGCTGCCCAGTGCCAGGTGCTTCTGGTTGATGTCTGCCATGGTCTTTCCCTGTTCCTGCTTCTGGGCCATGGTCGGGGCGGTAAAGTCCGGCCAGCTCACGAACCAGTCTAACCGAGCGTCAATCATGCCCCGGTCAATTAGCCATTCCAGGATGCGGCGGATGTTGGGGGTGCAGTACGTGGATGCGCGGGATGCGGCGAACTGGCCAAAGCCCTTTTCGTCTTCGGTGCTAGAGCGCTCGCCCTGCTGGTTGCCAATCAGTAGGCGGGTCGGCGTCTTGAATCCGGCTGCCACCTGATTGAACTCGGCTTCCAGGAACTCCTGCGGTTGTGGTAGGTTGACGCTTGGGAAGGTCGGCTTGAGGCCCTGCGTAACCACGAGGTTATCGAGGCCGCTGTTCCAGTCACTGACCTCTTCGCCCAGCGCGTCCTTGATCTCGTCGACACTGTCCACGCCCAAGGCAGACGCCAGGCTGTGCAAGTTGGCGGACGGGTCGATGTCGTACATCGGGCTCTGGCGGCAGTTCTTCCAGAACCCTTCACCGCCCGCGCCGGCGATCTTCTGGATGTTGATCAGGTTGTTCAGTACGGACTTGATCACCGACCGCCCGTGCGGCTTGCCGTCCTGCGACCAGATCCATACGCGGTCCGGATGCACGTCGAACGAGCGCTGATTGTACCCAGCAGAGCTGTCCACGTTCTTGCGGGGCAGGGCGCACTCGTTGTACTGGTACATCGTGGGCTTGCCGTAGTCTTCCCGAGACTGATCGGTTACCCAGTCGGTTACCTTGAGCTGCCCCTGAAACGCGGGGATCAGTTCAAGAATGGCGTCAAGGCCGCCCTGAACGCGCCCCTCAAGCGGCTGGTTGAATTGCTTACCGTCCCGCACCCTGACGATAATTCCTGCGTACTCTCCGACCCGGCTGTATTCATCGGCCTGCTTGCACACGCGCCACAGATCGACCCGCTCGGCAAACTCTCTAAGCGTGCGCTCCGCCGTGGTCTCATCGTGCGGGTCGTCACTGCCCTGCAGCAGCCAGGGCGTCTCCATCCAGATGCGGTCTACGATCTTGGTGACGCCGGCGTAGGCCAGCGGGTTGCGGTCGTACTGATCGTAGAAGTCCCGGAACGTCGGGGCGACTGGCCACCCGTAGTCCTGGTAGGCCTTGTCGTGTTTGGTGTCGCCGGACGGGTTGATGTGACTCATGTCCCGCTGCAGGCTCATGGCGCGGTTCACGGCCATGGCGGCGAGTTGGACTAAGCCTTGATTGGTGTCTGTCATGGTGCGGCCCTCTGATGATTGGCCCTAGGATAGCATTGGATCAGCCCGCCCGCCTACGCCCCCTCAGTTGCGGTCGTTTCTTTCGGCGGAGGATGTTGGTGGCTGCGCCCTGCTTCTCGAC